GGATCAATAGTGTGGACCCCGATCAAATAATCTTGGTAGTTTGAAACCGTCTACACTGTATCCCGGCCAGGGAACCCAATGGTGGATATTCTGACGATTTATCGTTAGATCATCTCAACTGGACTTTTGTCCAGGCCTATGGCTGATTGTACTAGACGTACACTTAGTGGATACACAGCTAGTCAGGGAGAAGCGTTTTCCAAACCGCTCCTCCATGAGAAGGTTAGCACCCTGACCTCATGGCTAAATGATGCAAGCCCCACTAAGACCTCAAACCAATCTCATACTTATCGCTTTCACAATAAATAATCGACGGTTTGGAGGTAAAGTAGGGGGGACATCACCTTGGATTCGGCTTCGTGAAGTTGTTCCAATAGTGTCCTTCCTAGTCACAGTTACCTGCCTAGACGCGTACCGAAGAAACTTCATGCTTCTGGCCTACCGTGTCTTTCTGCTTATCCGGGATTCTGGGCGGCCAATGGCTGTCCAATATCTTAAGGAGGCAGTTAGATTAGTAGTGCTTGTTTTATCCGGTAATCCAGAACTTATCTCCGTTCAAAACGGAAAGGTCCTGGTGAAACGAGACAAATGGGGAATCCCCTGCATCATCCCTCCGATACTACGCGTGGAAATCCACGAGTGGAATCGAATGGTGATTAAGGGAGTACTCACAGTCTTGAGTCTATACCGTGTTATTAAGCTACCAGGTTTACTGAAGTTATCCACCATTGTCGATCCAATGTCGTGCTCCAAGGAGACGATCATTGGTTGCCAAGGTGAAATCCTTACGGTAATACGTCGGTACTTTTCTGAGTGGAAGGGTAAGTATGTTTCCACTTTTGAGTGGCTTTTCTCGGTTTCAGCTGGACCAAACGGAAAACATGCGACGTGGTGTGCACCACTTGATGCTGTGGCCTTTTTACGGGCCCCAGCATTGCTATACTTCTTTGCGAAGATAGCACCGTGGTACGTCACGTTGTACGTTCTAAGTTTGGGGAGCATTACTGGGATGGCCCTCGTTGTGACATTTCAATGGAAAGAACTTTTCCTTGGACGTCTACATACTCTTGAGGAGGCGGCTGGAAAGGTGCGTGTTATTGCGATTACC